CGATTCCTCCCTGCACATGCCAATGCTGAATTGCCATGGACTCAAGTATGGAGTCATGCATTTCAAGGGCCAGGTGGTTGGTACATCGAAAACAGTTTAACCACTGTTGGTAAAAACGATCCTGTCGGAGAACTTAACAGAACTCTTTGGAATAGTGGTCGTGAATCTGATAAAGATATTGCTCGTAAGCAAAAACGTAAGTTATCTTACTATGCAAACGTTTATATCGTAAAAGATTCTGCAAATCCTGAGAACGAAGGACAAGTCAAACTTTATAAGTTTGGTAAGAAGATCTTTGATAAGATCACTGCTTCTATGCAACCTGAGTTTGAAGATGAAGAACCAATCAATCCTTTTGATTTCTGGAAAGGTGCAAACTTCAAGTTGAAGATTAAACAAGTTGCTGGATTCTGGAACTATGATAGTTCAGAGTTTGGTAAGACAGAAGCACTTTTAGATGATGATGCTGAGTTAGAAAAGATCTATGATAAGATCTATGACCTCAGTGAGTTCACTGCTGCTGATCAATTTAAGTCTTATGATGAACTTAAAGCACGTTTAGATTCAGTTCTTGCCAGAAAGGCAGTTGTCACACCTCAAATGGACACCGAAGAACTAGAAGATCTAAGTGAAGGGTTAAATCGCCCATCCACTGAGGAACTAGACGAGATATCTAATCTCTCTGCTGCTGCAACCGCAACAACGGAAGACGAAGATGATGCTCTGAGTTACTTCCAAAAACTCGCTGAAGAGTAAGCATACTGCATAGTTGAAGTAGTTTGCTAATAAGAAAGGGGTCGTAAGACCCCTTTTTTTATGACCCACTCAATCTGGGATTGTACACTCCTTTGAGTTTACTGTTAATAAACGTTGAAGATTTACCATATTTCATAATTCTCTTCATATCAGAAATTGCCGCATCTAAAAATTGAGGTTGTAGTATTTTTATTCTTCTCTTAGCCTCATTTTCATTCTCTTCATACTCATAGTTACTTACCGAAAATACATTTGTATGTGATATCACATTACCATCCGCATCTTTCACTGTGCCTGCACTGTCTACACTTGATAGATTAGGTAGATCTGTGCCACTATATTTAATTTCTGTAGCATTAATTGATTCTTCTAGATATCTACTTTCAAAATTAGAATCTACAGTTAATCCTTCTGGTACAACTATTCTTGATTTACTATCCAGTAATAGTTCAGTTACATAATGATGTATTTCTGATAGTTTTTCCTCAGTTCCATATTTTGCTAAGACATAATTTTGGAAATCATTAGCACTTAAAGGCCATTGATCTCTGACTTTGGTAATATTATTTGTGGTCAAGATCACCCAATCAAATCTAGGATCACCATATACTCTCTCAGAAACTTGTTCTGGTCTATCATCACCAAGCACAACATAATCTTCAAATGCTGATAACACACTCTTCAAGTCATCACGGAGTTTGGGTCTTCTGAATATGTTTTTTACAGGTATAAATTCATCATTAGATGATCTGTCTACACTTCTAGAAACATAGTTTAAGTCTGGAAAATAAGAAAAATATCCTTGCATTTTAGTAACCTACATCTGAAGCGTATGGACTTGCCTGGTCAATCTCACCAATTGGGTAAAGATCTCCAGTTGACTCTGGATCGTCAGGATTATATTGTCTTTCCTTAGCAATATCCTCACTATAATCAGTGTCATATATTGGTTCTAATTCAGCAAATCTTAGAGACATATTCACTGCAATAGGCATACCATTTTCATATGCTAACCATTGGCCTTCTGGCGTATAATTGATACTAACATTAGTTAAAGCACATGGTTTAAATTTATTCACCCCAAGAATATTTCTGTTACCATTAGTAACGAATCTCAATCTGAATATGTTTGGAGTTCCTAAGAAGAATGAGGGGCCACCAGCCTTACCTACATCAGTTCTTCCAGCTCTCTCCATCTTTCTAGCTTTCTTAGGTGCAGACCACTGTTTAAATGCACGAATAATCATTCTGACATTTGCAGCCTCTAATCTATTTCTAGGACTCATAGTCCACTGATATTCAAAAGATCTCAACATAACACCAGCAAATAATAATTCTGTATTAGAGTTGGCTATAACACCAACACTTCTTTGCATAATCTCGTCAGCAGATAACCCAGTATTTGCAGCTAACTGGGATATTTTCTCTGCAGCAAGTACTCCTTGAGTGCTAGATTGACTTAACAAGTCGGCAGTCTGGGCAATGTTTCTTGCAAGAGGCCCTGCTCCTCCAAAGTCTCCTGTAATTAAACTGGTAATTACATTCTTACTCGCTTGTTGGACTCCGCCCATCTGTTTAGCTGACATAGACTCATCATTCCAGTTTCTTCCATTTTCATCCATCATATTATTAGGCATAGGTAATTTGATACCAGCACCTAATTTCTTTTTGTATGGTCTATATCTTTCAGCACCAAATGCTAAACCACTCTCTCTACCGCCAGCAGCTACTACAGGATTTCCAAGGCCTTTACCAAATTGACCATCAAAGGTTTTTGCGTATGGAGCACGATATGAATAACATTGTATAAACATGTGATCCATATTGTTAGCCATATCCATAGGATACTTTACTATCTTTTTGAACATTGAATTGGCTTCATCTGAACCAGCAAATACTTTGTTGGTGTAACTCATCAATCTTTGACCTTGACCAGATGCACCATCATATCCTGGCCCATTTCCAGCATTAACTTTACTCTTACCAAAATTCTCCTTGCTACCCCACATCACATCTTCTATGAATGAGTTCAATCCTTTCTCAGTTCTGAAAGTTTTCAAAGATTCTGGATTCCTTCCATCATTATCGAGTAACCATTGTCCCTTTACTACGCCTGGTGCAACAGCATCGATATGATTTATAACTTTTGATTGTACTTCTCTGTGAATATTTTCCAGCTCAGCCCCATTCCATCTTTGATCTGCTGGTACAAAGATACTTAAGTTACTTGTTATCTGACTCATATCATAAACGCCATCCTTGTATATTGGTGGAACGCCTGGTTTTATTTTACCATTTGCATCAACAGCACGAATTGTTGTTCCGTCAGTTTCACTGTAGAAAACCTTGTAATTTGTGACATTACCATCTTTATCTCTTTGAGTAATGGGTTGATCTATCTTAATCTCTTCTCCAAATTCACTATTGTCTATTGGTTCTGTATATGAGCTTCCAATTGCTGTGGTCAGACTTTCAGAAAATTCTGTGCCTGGAAACGGATTACCGTCTGTGTTCCAGTCTTTCCAGTCTTTTTCTACGTTTGCCGACAAATAATCTTCTGGGTCTTGATCAAACAGGAAAGTCTGATTCGTATCTATAAGCTTTTTTTCTTTATGGTAATGATATAAACCAGCCTGTATATTCTGATCACTATCTATCAATTGTAAAAATTTTTTACTTCTATAATCAAGTTTCTCACCGTTGTATATAATATTATCTATTTTGCCTCCTCTGTCAAATTCAATAATGATAGACTGCTCCTGTCCTCCTTCTAATGTGGAAGTTACTAAAGTATTTCCTTTAACTTGATTATAAGGCAGACTCACTTTCTTTTTCTCCTTTGGTGACGAGCGTTAAATGCTTTATATTTGGGATACCTCATACCCCTTTGATCTACAAATTGTTCAGTAGGTAGTAATGATATAGCTGCCCAATCCTCATCACGAGGAACTTTGAACATACTTCTGATACCAGAATACTTATATCTATGTATGCTGTTTTTAGGAATTGGGGATTCTCCACGACTATTTAGTAGGTTATTTGCAATTACATCACGATAATCTGGATTTATGTAATGTAGATTACATCCCAAGAAGCCATCTTCAAAAAATCCTACTATGACTGCTAAGGGTTGAACGTCCCAAAATGCCAAATATTGTGGTGATGCAGTATTATATGAGAAGAAAAACAAATCACCTTGTTTAACACCACCCTGATCAAAAGTGTTTCCCATTCTTTGTTGGACTTCTATTAATGATCTTTCCAAAGCACCAACGTACCATGCATCGGGCTTCAGTTCAATACCAGCCTGTTCTTTAATATCGTCTGCGATCATGTGAAATACCTAAATCGTCTTCTGTCATGAGTTTGAATTCATATTTTCTATCAGCACAGAATTGTTTTGCTGCTTCCCACTTTGCTTGATTTACGACCCATGTTTTAACCTCGTAGTACCATGCTTGAGTTTTCCTCTTTGGATTCTTTTTAGGTTCTCTAATTTGTTTTTTAGGTTTAACTTCAACTACAACTGATCTACTCTTACCATTGGCATCCTTATACTTGATAAAGAAGTCTGGAAAGTATCTGTGTACTCTATTGTCTATGGGATTCTTATATGGAATCCAGAATTCTTCAGATTGCCATTGACTTATACTTTCAGTAAGATCACAATATTGCATAAACTTTTTCTCCCATAATGACCTATAAACGATCTGAGTGGGATCACCTTTATACTTTTTTACATGTTTTGGTCTAAATTTTCCTTTATAAGACATATACATAGTATGATAAGTCATATTTTTATTTAGATGGCCAGGCAACAGAAAAGTTATTTTAGCGATGATAAGTTAGTAAAAGATTTAGACCAGTTTAGATCCGCATTGGGAGCTCCTGCCCTATCGAACTTTTTTAAAATTGAATTGGACTTTGCCACAATAGGAGCAGAACCTAAAGATTTTTTCCCAGTTGAGTTGGAATCTGCTTCAGCTAGTGTATATGAAAAGGAAAAAAATGCAAATGATCTAAGTCAGTGGCTTACATCATGTGGATTGATGGATCAGGGAGATAAAGAGAGATATGAATTATTAGCAAACGAAGCAATGTTGCCTGGAACATCAATGTCTGTTGCACAGGAAATAGGAAGTAGACAGGGTATTAGAGAGAGATTTGCAACACAGAGACAGTATACTGATATATCGATATCTTTTTACTTAGCTAATGATTATAAAATATTAAAATTATTTCAAGAGTGGATGAACTTTATGAATCCTTTGTATATTACACAAGAGGGGATCAAACATACACAGGGATATCCAGGCGGATACCCTAATCATGGTGAGAGATATGCCTTTCATAGGCAAAGATATCCATACGATTACAAAAGAAATATAAAAATTACAAAATTTGAAAGAAATTACGATCCAGAGCTGAAAGACGAAGTGTTTATAAAGGATATTAGAAAAGATCCCACCTTTGGGCATGAGATAAGAACTTTTGGAACTAAAAAACAGAAAGGTAAATCTTATCACGATATGGGCCCTAACGCTGGTAAAGAGTATAAACCAGATGCTCTTTCCTATAATTTCGTGAATGCTTTTCCAGTTTCAATACAAGACATACCTCTTAACTACTCATCAGCTTCAATGATACAGGTTGTAGTTGACTTTTCATACGATAGGTACTATATTGTTAATAATCAAGGAATGCCAGCGCCAGATACCCCAACTAAGGGACTCACAAGTGTAGTCAATGCCGATAATTCAATGGAAAATAACGTACCGAAGAGTAACATATTCGGGCCTGGTAAATAAGCGTCAAATTAACCCTCTAAATAATAAAGAATAATTACTTATTATGCCCTTACCAAAAATTACAACGGCTGAGTATGAATTGAAGTTACCCTCAACAGGGAAAACAATCAAATACAGACCGTTCCTTGTAAAAGAAGAAAAGATTCTCATACTTTCTCTTGAATCACAAGATAGCAAAGAAATTACTAATGCTGTAAAACAGGTTCTAAAAGAATGTGTTATAACAAAAGGAGTCAAAGTTGATCAACTACCTAGTTTTGACATTGAATACTTATTTTTAAATGTTCGTGCCAAATCTGTAGGTGAGACTATAGAATTACTTGTCACCTGTGGAGATGATGGAGAGACAGAGGTTCCTGTGACAGTTAATATTGATGATATTGAAGTCACTAAATCTAAAGATCATTCACCAGACATTGAACTAGCTGATGGTTATACCGTAAAAATGAAGTACCCATCATTAAGTCAGTTTGTAGACAATACTTTTGGCCCTGATGAAGGGAAAGATGTTGTTGAAAAATCATTTGAAATGATAGCATCTACTATTGATATGGTTTATAATGATGAGGAAATGTTCTCAGCAACTGAATGTACTAAAAAAGAACTGAAAGAGTGGGTAGAGTCTTTGACTTCACAACAGTTTCAAAAGATTGAGAAATTCTTTGAAACTATGCCTAAATTATCACATACACTAGAGGTAGTTAATCCCAACACTAAAAAGAAAAACACAGTAGTATTAGAGGGGCTATCGGATTTTTTCGCCTAAGTATGTCTCATGTTGATCTAGAGACATACTTCAAAATCAATTTTGCCCTCATGCAGTACCATAAATATAGTTTATGGGAAATAGAGAATATGCCTCCGTGGGAGAGGGATGTCTATGTGGGACTACTCAAACTTCATATTGAAGAGGAACAACTAAAACAAAGAGCTCGAGAGGGACAAGCACGCAATGGCTAGATTTGGTGGAAAAGCATTAGCAGTTATGAATTTTGCCAAAGGTGTGTCTAAAGTCACTAAGAAGTCAAAATTTGTACAAAATAGTGCTGTTAATAAGATAGTATCAACCAGAACGGCAAGTAATAATTTAGGTGGAATAAGAGGAAGTGGTGGATTAAAGTCTGTATTACCAAAAATCAAACCGATCAGACCAGATCTTAAAGATGGTGGTATTAGGAAGATTAATAAACTTGTAGAGTCCAGAGTTCAGAATTTAATTCCAAAGATATCAAATAAAATAGAAGAGAAAGTAGATTCATTTGATCCTAAAAAATTCTTGGGTAAAATATTTGATGGTGGGCTAAAGTCTTTACAAGGATTTGCTGGTGGTCTTGTTGGTATGCAGAAAAATATGGAAGAGACTGTTGATTTTCTTGAGAAAGCAGAGAAAATAGCGGTTGATTTTGTTGAAAAGTTATCCAAAGCAAAGAAAGGTAAGAAAAAGAAAGGCGGTGGATTAATAGGTAATGTATTTAAAGGTCTTGCTGTAGCTGGTGCTGCAATGATCGCTTTACCAGCTGTAGCCAAGGTCGCAACCGCTGGTTTGATGGCCAATACTGCTGGGGCAGGGTTAAAAAGAAGTCAGGATATTCAGGCGAAAGCAAAGAAAAAGAAATTAGAACAGAAACAAGACACAGACAAAGTAAGTAAAACAGAAGGAAAGACAGATGATATTTTCAGTGGTATTATATCTAAACTCGATGGTGTACTGAACTTTAGTAAACCAAAAAACGTAGAGGCAGAACCTTTGGATAGTCCAATTCCATTAGCTTCTAAAGGTAAACTCGTAGGGAAAAAGAAAGAAAAACCATTTAAACCAAGACCTATACCAAAACAAAAAACTTACAAAGCATTTATTGATGCTGGTGGTACGGTTGAAGATACTGGGCCTGGTAATCCATATGGCCGTGAAGTATTCATGGATACAAAACCGAAAAGAAAGGGTCTATTCGACAGCCGCAAAGGCTTCCAGAGATATAATCTATCAAGAATGGGAAGAAGCCCAGAAATGACCTTCTTATCTACATTAACAACAGAACAATTTGTTAATTACATTCTTGCAGAAACAAGAGAATATAATAAAAACAAAGGTAAACCACCAAAAGACGAAAAGAAAAATGTCAGGGGAACTGGAGCTAAGGATAGAGGAAGAGAAGGAGGTAACTTTAGTGGTGACAAACAAAAGAACGTAAGAGGTGAGTTTATGAAAGGTGCTTTCCAAATACCAGACCTTAA